GTCGAAGTGCAGGGAGTTCAGTTGTTTGGTAAACAGATAACCGGTATCCGGCGGGACCGGGGCCGGGATGTCTGGAGATGTACCGGGGACCGGGATGTCTTGGGTGAAGCCGACGTTGGCCGGCCGGAGCTTGGCGAAGAGGCACTCGATAACGGCGACCTCCCTTGTGAGGAACGGGAGCGGGAAGACATAAGGGAAAAGAACCGCCGTCGGGAGGTCTTGGTATTCTATGATAATTTGGAAGCGAGCCTCACGGTCGGAGAGGTTGAACGCGAGGATCCCTCCGTTGTTGGTCGGGTCCAGCTCGCCGTCCGGGTTGAAGGTGAAAGGGAAGTTGTTGTCCGGGTCTCTTGTGGGGTTCCTTATTTCGACCTGGATGTTGTAGACTACTAGCGCTAGAAGTCGAAGGTCTTCCGCCGTCTGGACACCTAGAGAGGTGAGCTTGGCGAGGACGTCGTTGCGTCTCTCTCCGACCGTTCCCACCCCGGTGAAGCAATCGTCCGGAATCTTGACCGCCCGCTCCCACTCGTCAACGAAAAGCGTCGTCTTATCGGGTAGGATCTCTTGGCGGAACTCTTCGATGAGTTCAGCATTCCGCAAAAGCTCACCCGATAGCCCGGCGAGGAGTCCGCGCGTGATGGACCCCTCGGTGTTCTTCGCCCCCCAAGCGCGGCCGGTCGGGAGGTATGCCGCGATAGAGTTTGTCTGTTCTTCTAGCGTGCGGACCATTAGATTGTGACGTCCCCGAGCGTTGCAATTTCCCCCTCGTCTATGAGCACGTCTCCGACCGGGACAACAAGGTCAAAACTCTGGACCGTATCGCCATTGGTTGTGTCCACTGAATTGAAAATAATCGAGCGATAGGCGTCCGAGGGGACGTTCTCCCCTACTGACGTTGACTCCTTGAAGAACTGCGAGAGGTTCGCTTTGACGGCGTTCTTCATGGAGCTAGTGTTCGGGGTTATGCTGGTGAACTCGAAGTTGATGGGAGTCGCAGTCGGCGCCAAAACGATAAGATCTTCCGGGGCCGTGTTCGCGGGTCGAATGAGGTCGAGCGCGGTCTTGAGTTGGAGGACCTCGGAGCCGTCCGGGATCGGGGTTGTGTCGTCCTCGTCGCGCATGAAGTAGACCGTCACTTGACCGACCGACGGAGTGATCTCGAAGACGAATACACGCGTGACCCCCGCCACTTTCTTGGCGTTGAAGATAATGTCCGCCGCGTTAAAGTGGGCCACGGGGTTCTGGATTCGATCGAGGATCCGCGCTCGATAAGACTCTTGTGCTTCGAGACTAGCCGCGCCATTGAGTCCGTCAAAAGTCACCCCGACAGTCTCTTCCACCTCGGCGATGGGACTCTCAAATTGGAGCGACGCGAGTCCGTCGCGGTTCGTGTCCTGGTTGAAAGCGGTCGACTCCACATCCATGAGCGCGACGTTGAAGCTCACCGAGATGGTCCCCGTCGCGGGGGTGGCCGGAGCGCCGCTCACCTCGAAGGTGATGTCGGATGTCCCGATGACTTCGATCTCCGCCTGGGTGACGTTGTACTCCGATTGATCCGCGCCCGTGACCGTGACCTTGATGTTGTCGGAGAGGAGGTTCCCGATCCCGTCGGAGTTGAGCGTGGCGGTTGTACCGGTTCGCGTGATAGTGACTCCCGTCGCGATGGTCACGAGCACCACGTCGGTGTCCCCGTCCACCACATACTCGAAGCCGTCCCCCGAGTTGAGGACCGTCCCGTCCGGGACGGTACCCCCGACGGCGCCAGCCGCCGCGGCGAGCCCCGACGTTACCGTCCCCGCGGTGCGGGTGACCTTGTAAATAGCCCCCCACCTGTCGAGGTTGTCGATCGCCGTGTCGGGCAACGCTTCCAAGGCGGCTTGGTCCAGGGCGAAATAGAAGTCGAAGACTCGGTTGGAGTACGCGACGATGAGCGCGTTTAACCACGAGTTCTTGAGGGAAGGCTTGGCGCCGAACTCCTGGAGCGATAGGAATACGTCGTTGACGGACCGGTCGATAACCTCGTCCGCGGAGCTGGGGGTGTTGAGAGGCATCGGCTAGGAAACTCCCGTTTTTTGCCAGAGGTCGAAATAACGCTTCGCCACCCGCGACGGGGAGCGCTCGATGTCGACTTCCAAAGTGACGCCAACGTCCGAGAGTATCAGCTCCGCACCACGAACGGCGACCGCTAGGTTCTCGTCTACGAGTGACTGTAGCGCGTTAGCGGCCTCGGTCTGGACTTGGTTTATGGTCGTGCGGGTCAAACGTGCTTGCTCGTAGAGCCAGAGTTTTGAGCCCATCTCGAACCCCGGTGTGTGCTCGTTTCCGACCCACCCGCGACGTCGCAAGGGGTCGAGCATCTCCGACGCGTCCGCCCTCTTGTCGGTGAGTAGCGCCACGGTGATGTAGGTATCGAACGAGTCCGCCGTCTCTATGTCCCCGTCGAACCCGATCTTAATGTCATAAGTCCCGCCCGGTAGCTCCTGAAGGACAGCGTCGATGCCTCGGCTCATACTGGCGCCCCCGTGTTGCTGATAGCCCCGGCGGGCGCCGTCGGCGATCCCACATGGGTGTGAGTTGCTCCGATGTTGGCCCCGCCGGCCGTGACGGTCGCCCCCAGAGTGCAAGTCCCCGCGCCGAGAGTCCCGGCGATGTTCGCGCTTGCCAGAGTAGCACCCCCGGCGATGAGGTCACCCGTGACCGTGAGGTCCCCGTTGACCGTGAGGGGGACGTCCCCGGGCGTGATTGTGACCCCGCCCGTCGAAGTAAATAGCGCCGACGCGGCTCCGGCCGTGACCCGGATCGACCCGTCCACGAGGAGGTGGACCTTTGAGCCCGTCGTTGGGTGGTAGACGGCGACCTCCCCCGCGGCCAACACAGGGCCATCACCGGGGGAACCGACCAAGGCAACTTGGTTGTCGGGGTTGCCGAGAATCGCGAGAAGGAGCGCGAGCATCCCCGGGGGGGCGGACGAGTCAAACCCGTAAGGCGTCCAAGAGGACACGGTTGCGGCCTTCCCCATGTAAGTGACTTGTTGCGTCGGCGGCTTGCCGGCCCCATGGACCACGCGCGCGAGTGTGGTCGCCGCCCATTTGATTGCAGACTTCACCCGAAGAGCCCTCCCCCGCCGGTCGTCTCGGTCTCGGTGATCGGCTCCTGGAGTTGAAGGGTGTAGGCGTTGCGGTTGAGGAGGCCGAGGATAGTCTTCTCCGAACCGTCGGAAACTGAGTTCGAAAAAACCACCGAGTTGAGCAACATTCGAGCCTCGATCCCGGCGAACTCGTCGACCACCTGGGGGAGTGTGTTGATCTCCCAAAGGTCGCCGGCTTGGTTGCGAAAGCCCACCACCTCGGCCGAATACACCTTCCCGCGCGCCTTCCTGATGTTTGCCTCCCAGGTTGCGCGGTCGAGGCAAGACTTCCCCGACGTCGCGGCTTCGCTCACCAATATAAGCTGGCGACCGGAGCGGATCTCGTCGTCTATAGCCCCTTGCAAGTTTCCCTGAGACGCGACGGTCGTCGCATTCGTGAAGCCCGCTAACACCCCCGCCGAGGTGTTGAGTTGAGAGACGGAACGGTAAAGATTGTACCGGCCGGTTGAGTCATAGCTCATGTCCGCGGCGATGACGTTGTTCGCGTTGCCGGGGTTGCCGACCCGGTGGATGACCGAGCCGCCCGAGAGTAGTCCGCTGGACGCGGTAATAAGAAGGTTCCCGAGTGCGTTCGACGAGAGGAGCGCTTGGCGCTTTCGGCTATACTTCTCCAAGAACTGGAAGGCGTTCTCCCCCGGCTCTGGGGACGCGATGTCTTCGGCCGCCTTGAAGACCGCGGGGTTCAACTCGTCTATTACCAAGATGTCCGCGCCGATGTGAGAGATCACCCTCTGGCATATCTTCGCCAACGTGATGGGCGCCTTTAAGTCGGAGAGACTCGCGAGCGACGAGTCCAGGAGATCGCCCGTCTTGTCACGCCCCTCGAAGGTGATCGAGTGGTTTCCCGCCGTGTAGCTTACCGATACGATTTCAATGTTTCCCGAGACGACCAACTCTTCGTCCGCGAAGATTCGGCACGCTTGGCCCCCAGAGAAAGGGAGGGCGTTCGCGCGCTCTGACGTGGCGTCAAAGGAGAACGTGTTGGAGAGCGCGTCGAGTCGGAGCGATACACTCGCCCGCGTGAATCCACCATATTGAACCCCGTCGACCTCGATCACGATCATGACGAGAGGACCTGGATCTCCCCCTCGATGAAGGACGCGTCCCGCACATCGTTGAGCCGGGCGACCGTCGTCCCCTGGTTTGATGTTCCATAGAGGGTATAGGAGAGAACCCGCGCCGGAGTCGTGTTTGTTCGGACCGTGACCCGTCGCGGTTTGGTCGCGCGTTGTGCCCCGAAGAACTCTTGAATGGCGATTCGCGCCGCGACCAACGAGTCGAAGGAGTCGCGGTCGATCGCGCCCGCGTTAGAGATCTTCTGGAACTGTTCCTCCAAAACGGCGGACGTGTCGTCGATGTCTTCGACGGTCGGGAGGTCGAGTTGGGCGACGGCGACGTAGGCGTCCGCCAACGCTTGCCCCTGGACCTGGGAGTTGAAGAGGTCCCGGTTCTTCTGGCGCTCTTGCTTCCCGGCCGTGTCGGTCGAGAAGCGAACATCCAGGTCGCCGAAGTCGAAGAGCCCCTTCATCGCGTCGAATACCGCGGTCGGAGTCTGGAGCAATCCGTTGAGCGAGGAGACCGCGCCGCGGATCGACTCGGCAAGAGCGGCCGGCGCGGCGATAAGCTTCGTTAAGTCGGCCGCCATGTCGGAGACGAACTTCGAGAACTGGTCCACGAGAGCCGCCACCTGGACGAGCTTGTCGGAGACGTCCCGGACCGTCTCGACGAACTCCGCCCCCTTCTCGATCGCGTCGAGGAGGTTCCCTTCAAACGTGTCGGTGACGTTGTACTCCCCGGCAACCTCACTCTCTAAGGCGGTTGTCGCTTGCTCCGCCGCAGTCGCCACCGTTCCGAGCACCGCGACCAACACCTCGGGGGTGCCGAGCGTGTTGCTTATTTCAAAGTTCATCGTCACGGTCGCGATTCCGACCGCGGTCATGTCTTCGGAGATAGTAAACGAGCGGCAGACTACGTCTTCGATTGTCCCATAAAACGGGTGGATTAGCGGCGCCCGCCCACCCGCCTGAAGCGCGTCGAGGAGGTTGTCGCGCGCCTGTTTGTAGGTCTCGCCTTCGCGCTCGGCGACGATCCCAGTTAACGAGAACGCTGGCTGTCGGAGACCGAGGTCTTCGATCACCTGGGCGTCCGAGTTGACGATCTCCTTCTTCGCATCCTTCCGTCCGCCCGTGATGGACGACAGCGTCAAAAAGAACACGGCGCCGCGATAGCTGGCTTCTTGTAGCTCGTCGAGGATCGACATCTAACCGGTCTCCCGGAGGTTCACTCCGGTGTTGAGCCCGGACGCCTTCCCGCTCGTCGAGGACTTCACCGAGTTGACCACCCCGGCCGGGGCCGTGATCCCCACGTTGATGTCCGTCTGTTGCTTCTCCAGGCGGGTGGCGTTCTTGAAGCTCGCCGAGTTCGCCGCCGTGAGTTCGCCTCCCGTGGCGAGAGTAAACAGGTCCTTCAGCCCGCTCGCGCTCGCGCCCATGAGCCTTAACACCGGGCCGGCAAACTCCGCAACCGTCGCCGCCGCGCGGCCGAGTTCGACCATCCCCGAGACAACGGGCTTCAAGTTGTTCGCGAACGTCTTCACGTCTTCGGAGGAGATACTGTCGAAGAACTTCTCCATGTCTTTTATCACTTCCTCGAAGACCGGAGCGAGCCTCTCGAACGCTCGGATCACCGAGTTGCCGATCGTGACGCCCAGGCCGCGCAAACGGGAGGACATCCCGGACATCCGGATGTTCGCTTGTTCGGTGGCGATGTAGGTCCCCGTCATCTCTCGCGTGAGGGTCGCGAGCCGGTCCGACGTGCGGGTCAACACTTGGCCGGTCTGCAAGTTCTCCCGGCCGAATAGCTTTATTTGCTGGGTCTCGGAGAGGTTCATCGCCTTGAGGTTCTTCAACGCTTGTTCCATGCCGACGATCGAGGGCGTGATCTTCTCGATACCTGAAGCCGCCAGTCCCAAGAGCGCGCCCTTGAGCTGAGTCCCGGCCTTGGTTCCCTTGATGCCGCCGAGTGCGAGAAGCTGGATCGCGGCGTTCGTCGTCTCCAGACTAACGCCCGCCTCCTTCGCGATGCCGCCGACCTCTCGAAGCGCGCGCCCGGTCTGGGGAACGAGCGACGAGCCGAGCTTCGCGCCGGCCGCGAGTACGTTCACGAGACGAGCGGCTTCGCCCGCCTCCAAGCCGAACTGGTTCAGGGTTTCGCCGACGGTCTCGGCCGATGTCGCGAGATCCAGGCCGGACGCGTTCGAGAGCAGGAGGACTTGTTTCGTCGTAGCCGCGAGGGCTTCGGTGTTCTTGAGGAGTTCAGGCTTGGCCGACGCCACCAACTCAAACGCCTTCGCGGTCTCGGCCGCGCCGATCTTCGCTTCCTTGCCCATCGAGAGGGCGGACTCCTTCAAGAACTCCAAGTCCTTGCCAGTCGCCCCCGTGATCGACTGGAGGTCCAACATGGCATCCTCGAAGCCCACCCCCAGGGAGAAGAACTTCAACACCCCAGCCACGCCCGCTAGCCCCGCGAGGAGCGGAGCCATAGACGACTGGAGCCCGACCGCCGCGCCTTTCATGAGTTTGAACGAGCCCGCGACGACGCGCCCCGTGGTGCTGGCGGCCTTCGAGAGTCCGACCATCGAGAGGCGGAACGCCTTCGTAGCCTTCGTGACCTTCTTCGCTTGTCGAGAGTATTTATCCGATAGCGAGAATGTATAGGAGACTCGGTTCGACACTACTTGTTAGCCTCCTTAAAGATCCGCTCGGCCTCACGCTTGAGACGAACGAATTCCGGAATGGACATCTCCATGAGTTCACTATAGCCCACGGCTCCGCCGAAGAAGGCCACGAGGTTGACTAGCGAGGGGTAGAGGTCCGGGGCTGCGCCAGTGATGACGCTAGCGTGAAATTTACCAGATACACCCCGAGCATCCTCTCGAAGTCCTTCAAAGACATGGACTCGATGAGCTTGTTCGTTAGCTTCGTCTCGCCCTCAACCATCGCCACGCCGCTGGCGAAGTGTTTCTTTGCCACCTCCAGGACGCCCGGGAAGTCCTCGTTTGACATTGCCAACACCGCGACGACCCCAATAGGGTTTGGCCCCTGGGCGTCGCCCTCGACCTTGGCCCCGTCATCGTTGGGGTCGTCATCATCCTTCGACTCTTGAGAACGAGCGGCCCGGAGGAATGCTTGCTCCAGGAACGCAACTTCCCGCGCGTGGCGTGGGGTCGGAGGGTGGAGTTCGATCCAGGACGCCTCCTCCTGGTCACCCGACCGCGTGTGGTATTTTAGCGGGTGATCCAGGACGAAGCGGGCGGGCTCGTCTTCTTCTACTACGTCTCGGGTCTCGTTGGACATCGGGGTGTCCTCCTTGGTGGTTACAGGTTAAATTGGTTGGTTCGCCATGAACTCAATCTCTATGTCCGCCTCGGTGCCGACCGGGATCTTGTAGTTCGCGGTGAGTGCCGCCTGGGTGAACGTCCTCGTGAGGGTGCCGTCGTCGGTCGAGCCGGCAATCGCCACCACGTTGCGGTTCTTGTTCGTCTTCCAGGAGAGAGCGAGCGATACATTGTCAACCGTGGTTGGCATTGTAAACTTGACCCCGCCGATGTTGGTCTCCAGGTTGTTGGCGAATACTTGCTCCGTCTTTCCCTCCCCGATGGAGACGGCTCGGATTGTTTGCTCTCCCCGGCCTTCGTCGAACTCGACCGAGTTCGGGTTCACCCCGACGGCCTCGTTATTGACGACGACCGCGGCGTCAGTGAGCTGGATCATAGGGTGTTCTCCTCCTAGTTGACCGTGAAGGAAACTTTCATGGTCATGATGATTTCGCGGAGCTGGGTCACGATCGGGGTCAAGTCGGTGACCGTCACCGACCCCGTTGAGAGATCCAGGGAGACGTTGAGGTTGGCCTTGTAAAAGGCCGCCGCTGCGTCTCCCGCCTGAGTGAGGACGAAGTCGTCTCCGCTCGTGTCCTTATAGAGTTGCTCCACGTATGCCCGAATGAGCGCCGCGTTCGCCATGTCACGGTTCCGCGCGACGGCTCCCTCAGTTAGGCGCGACTGGGCGAATCGCGCCTTCAAGTTGTTGAAGCGATACTCGCGGATATTCGACTCGGTGTCCACGTAGTTGAGGAACTGGAAGGTGGGATCTGGGTTGGAGGCGGCGTCAGTCTTGTAGGTAGTGACCACCTCCCCAACCAAGGCGCCGGTCCCCCCGATGTTGACCCCGATCACCGAGCCGCCGGCCGTGAAGATGGTTTCGATTTCCGTGTCCGTCCACCCCCTCCCACTCTTCACGAGCGGGAGGAGAGAGAGCGGCGTGTTGAAGTAGGGGAGCGACGCCGAAGCGACGCCCCCTATCTGGTCCAGACTCGACGACGACGTTACAAAAGAGGCGACGTTCTCCCCGTCCGTGAAGCGAAGCGCTCGCACGGCCATGAAGTAGGCCGTCTTCGCGTACCCCATCTCGTTTTGGGCCGGCCCGATATAGCTTTCCTTGGAAGCCGTCCCGCTGGCCTCAGTTTCAAGCTGATCTGCGAAGAAGACGAGGGACTGGTCGTTCAACACATCGACCACCCCCGTAGACCCGTCCGTAACGTTGGCCAGCGTGTCGACTAGCGGGATGAACCCGACACCGTCGAGGATTGCGTTCGTCGGATTGAAACGCGCCCCTAGGTAAGTCTCTAAGGCGGCGGTCGCGCGGTAGGGCCAGTTGATCCCTTGGTATCGTTCCGTCGCGACGTCGAGCACGCTAGTTAGCGTCGGGTCAACCGACCCGGCGGTGTGCTCCGTGACGTCTTGGGAGAGCGTGATTCCCTCCACGTTGACGATGACCTCCACGCCCGCGTCGTTTGCGACCGTCCCGTCGTTGTCCGCGGTGACGCTCGTCTCCCCGCTGGTCGCGTCCGCCAACGTAAAGGGAAGATCGAGGTCGGCGTTCGCCGCCGTTACGAGGAGAGCGGGGATCGACGCCGCCGCGGTCGAGTTGGGGATCGCAACCTCGAAGGAGTGATTCTCTTCGGACGCGACGTTCAACGTGATTGTCCCGGCCGCAGAAGAAGTTCCCGCAAAGATGAAGTCGACCACGCGCGGAACGCCCGAGCCGTTATCGTCTAGGGGGATTGCGTCGACTCGCGTCACTTTGTTGACCGCTCGAAAAGCACGAACCGCCCCGGCAATCTGAGAGTTCGCGCCGAAGAGAGCGTCTTCCTCGCCTTCGTTCCCGATGTTCGTCACGAGCGCGCTGGCCGCAGCGCTACCCGCGGCGACCTTTTGCCCCACGAAGAGGACTTGGTGGGGTGCGTTCCCGACGGAGACGTTCGCGTTCGCGATTGCGATCGTTACCTTCGGCTGCTTGATCTGGCTTCCGCTCATGATTGCTCCTCTTCCCAGATATCAAGATCCCGGGACTCTTGGTCTTTGGCTTCGGTCACCACCTTGCAACACTGGTCTCTCTCGGAGTCTCGAAGCCGGCGACGCCAGAATTGGTTGATGGGTGTTCCGCTCTCGTCGACCTCGACCTGGACCTCTTGGCCCGGATCGTAGCCAGCGACTCGGTGAATTAGGACGGTGATCTTATCATAACCCATTTGTTGGCCCTCATTATAGCGGAACCTCGTCAAGGTCCAGTGCGGCCGTCAAAGCCGTGGTGTTGGAGGATCCCGGGATCTCCGGGTCCATCGAGAGGTTCAAGTTCCGGAAAGCGACGGCCGCGTCCGGGCCGACGGTGTCTTCCTCGTAGAGGTCCACAACCTGTTGGAAATTGTACCCGTGGACATAGACCGCCGCGTTGTCCGAGAAGGTTCCGTGTGTGACAAAAGACGACGCCCCCTGTTCTCCGACATGGAGCCCCGAGTCGAAGCTCGCCGCCAGTACCGACCGACACAAAGGGCGGAAGAGGTCCTCGGCTTGGTCCCGGGCGGCGGCGTCTCCCAACTCCTCTTGGGCGGGAATGAAGACGAAGAGCGAGAACGGCTGGATCATTTGCTGGCGAAAGTTGTCGCCGGGCGTTAGGTTGTCTATCGCGTCGGACCGAATGTTCCGACTTTTCGAGGCGGTGACGTCTTCGAGCGTGACGAAGAGCCAATAATCCGCGGTCTTCTGCTCGGTGTAGGCTTCGACCATCCGTTGGGGGTTAACCGTCGCCGAGATGCGGGGCTTCGCCCGGACTTCGATCATCCCGGTTGGATCGAGGAGGGTCGTGTTCGGTTCGGTAAACGCGAACGACGACGACGTCGGAACCTCGTCTACGCGATAGGTCCCGTTATACTGGCGGAGCGACGACTCGGCGTCCTCCATCGCGGGCGTCCCGGTTGCGACCGTCGCGCCCGCGTCCGTCGTCGTGAAGCGCACGGTCCGCCGGTTGTCGTAGGCGATGACTGGGAACACCCCGTTAAATTCCGCTTCAGCCGAACCGCTGAAGGTCGCGTTCGGGAAGAGCTTCACGGAGTTGGGGTCGATGTCTGAGTCGGCGACGAAGGTCCCCTCCGTCCCGCTCCTGGTGAGCGCGCCCGTGGTTCGGGTCTTGGCGCCAGTGATGGCTACCGCCTTTCCCACTTCGAGGCCGTGGTCCTCCTCACACTGGACCGTTACGACGGTGCCGGATCGCGAGACGGAGAGAGCCGCGACGTTCTTCGTGAAGAGCCCAGTCAGTTGGGGGAGCAAGACCCCGAGATGGTTCACTACGTCGGCCGCCCTCATACACCGAACTCCCGGGTCATATGATCGGTAAGGCGAGTCTCGACGCTTGCCTGAGTGTAAAAAATCGCGTTACTGAGACTCGGGCGGGCGGCCATCCTGCGGGTTCCGAACTCCACAAACTCGTCATACTTAGGCGACGGTCGTCCCGACACCCCATAGCCGAAGGTCATCCCTTCGTTATTCCCGTGAATCTTCCACCCGATAGCCTTCCGGAGTTTCCCTGTCATGTTGGCGTGGGTCTCCCCGGGTGCAGAAGCGCGGTGGCGACGACGCCGGCCCAAGCGGTCTAGGCGGATATAAAGCCGTCCGCTTTTTGGCTTCCGGAGGATCTCTTCATTCGCTCTTTTCTTGAGGTCGTCGCCCAGCCCTTCCCACATTAGGCGGATCGCTCTTTCCGTTCTGGGCTCCGTCTCTTCGAGCTTGGCGAAGAGGCGAGAGTTCGCCGAGCGGTTACCCCGGACGGTGATCGTGGCCATTAAAGCTTCGATGCCTCCTGTGTGCCGCGAGCCTTGCAGAGGAGGACCAAGTATTCGTGGCGCTCTTCGAGGTCCTGGGTGTCCTCGACATCGAGGCGAGTCCCGTCGTCGAGCAGGACCCACGTCTCCGAGGTGACTTGGACATCGTAGCGGATCGTAACCTCATGGGTGATGACCACCTCTGTGTCCGCTCCGTTGAAGATCGCGCGACCGGTAAGAGTCCGAACCATAGCCCACGCCTCCCGGCCGTCGGGAAACTCCTCTTCAAACGCAGTCTTCCCGAACCCGGGTTCCACGATCGCGCGCTCGGATAGCGTGACGATCTTGTCCATGTTTCCGACGCAAACTTTTCGGTGGTCCCTCTTGAGAGTCTGGCGAGCCATTAGCAAGAGCACTCCGCCACGGGCTTGATGACCCCGCACTCGACACCGAGCCAGTCGAGCCCGCCGGCCACGTTGCCGACGAAGAGAAACTCCAGATTAAACTCCCGGTCCAAGACCTGGACGGCGTGAGTTGACGCGAGTGTTCCGCGGAAGCCCCAATCGCGCTTCCCCAAGACGGGCGTCCCATACTCGCTCATGGCGATGACGGCGCCAATCCGAACTCGGAACCGGTTCCCGATCGCGGCGGCCACGGTCGTGACGTCGTCTATGGTCACGGTTCCCGCGACGGTGTCAACCGATGCGACCGTCGACTGGTGAGTCGTTCCGTCGTCCTGAATGAGTTCGACGATGTCATCCTCGACGAAGACTCCAGCGTTGTTAACTGATAGCACGGTTTGGCCGATAGCCTCGGCCCCGGAGAGGGTCTCATCCTTTGCGGGGTCATAAGCGCGGGCCTCGCTCGTCGCGCCGTCGGTGGTGTTGTCGAGCGGGTTCTTCGCGACGACGGCCGTCGGGGATACCACTTCAAGGGTCGTTGATGTCTTGAACGGGAACTTCTTTCGAGCGGCCATTCTCTCTCACTCCTCCGGGAAATAGTTGAGGGCGGCGTCCACCGCCGAGCGTACCACGGCCCCGGCGTCCACCGCCGAGCGTACCACGGCCCCGGCGTCCACCGCCGCCCCGGAGTTGGGACTGGCATCAACCGCCGCCTCGGAGTTGGGACTGGCATCAACCGCCGCCCCGGAGTTGAGACTGGCATCAACGCTATCCTTACTCGTCGCGACCCGCACGGCCCAGGATTGCTCGTCGAACCTGTCAAAGACGTTCGTCGCGCGAACGGTGAAGTCGAAGAGAAGCCCGGCGTCGGCGGAGGTCGCCGTCCAAGTCACGACCCCTGTCGTGGGGACAATTCCCGCGTCGGACCCCGGGGGGAAGACCGACATCGTGAAGACGAGGGTCGCGTCTTGACACGCCGCCACGTTGGCGTTGGCGTCCACGTCGTAGGTGTAGAGCGCCTCGGGTTGGGCGACCACGATCGGGGAACTGGTGATCGACGCCGTCCCCGCGACAGGGATCGCGATCGAGTAGGATTGCTCGTCGAACCTGTCAAAGACATTCGTCGCTCGCACGGTAACCGGGAAGACGGCGCCCTCGTCAGTCGGGAAGGCCGGCGTCCAGGAGATAACCCCGGTCCCCGAGTTGATCGTCATTCCGTCGGGGAAATTGACCCCCCCCACTCCCGGCAAGCTGAAGACGAGCGTCGCGTCTTGACACCCCGCGACCGCGTTGATCGCTTCAACGTCGTAGGAGTAGGCGCACGCTACATCCGCGACGGTGACCGGCGCCGAGGTGATCGACGGCGTCGCGGTAGTAGGGACCGCGATCGTGTAGGGCTGATCGACGAAGAGGCTCCCCTCGTTCGTCGCCCGCACGGTGATGGGATAAGAGGCCCCCTCTTGAGAGAGCGTCGGCGTCCAGGACACGACCCCCGTGGAAGAGACGATGGACATCCCCGTCGGGGGAGACCCCTCTAGGCTGAAGACGACATCGTCGAAGAAACCAGCGGTTTGATCCCCCAAGGAATACGCGTTCGCCTCCGCATCGTAGGAGTAGGCGCACGACACGTCCGCGACGGTGACCGGGGTCGACGTAAACGCCGGGGGGTTCTCAGTATAGGCTAGGACTAGCCTCGGCTCTAAGCTAGCGCCGGCCTCGGTCAGATATAAGCGGACCCGGTTCGCCGCGTTGCCGACGTCTTGGCTGTCGAGGGTTAACGCGTTGACGTCATAGCCCAAAGCGTTGAACGCCCCGTTGAAGTAGGAGACGACGCCACCCTCAACAAAGTCCTCCCCGCCGATCCCAGAGCCAATAGAGAACCTCGTTGAGGCGGGGAAAGCGCCGGGGCTGAAAGCGATGTTTCCGGTCGAAAAATTGTTAAAGAATAAGATCCCGCTCTCTACAGATAGTGAGCTGTCCTGGGATGCGTGCGGGACCGCGGTCCCATCGTTGGGGAACTTGAAAGCCAACTCGTAGTGGGGACTCGCGGGCGCGGAGACTGTTGAGGCGTTGGCAAAACCACTCTCCTCCCACACGCCGTCCTGAATCATCCACCCGAGCTTGATATTCCCCGAGCCGTCGGCGACTGCGTTAGTAGTGAAGTCAAAGTTCACCCCGTCTATCACGGACCCCCTCGGGATGGAGCTACAGTCGAACGCGAAGAACGCGTTCACCTCGTCGCCGTTCTTTATCTCACGACCGACCCACCCGGTAGTCTGAATCGGGTCGAAAAGGTTTGTCCCCCCGCTCGAAATTACGTGAGCGTCCCCCGTGTCGTCATCACCGAGGCCGCTATAAACAGAGAGGGAGACCGTGGGCATGTCAGGGGTCTAGCCGGCGCCGCACGGACACGGGCACGCCCGCAACCGTTGTTAGGTCGTGAACCGCCGAGAGGTCTTCAACAACCCGCCCCCCTACAGCATCCCCCTCTTCATCCCCGGCGAGGAGTTGCTCTTCCGCGGACAACAGCCATTGGTGCTCGGGGCGGGTGGGGAACCGCCACTCGTCTATGTCGATTAGCGCCCCCGGCGACAACGCCGAGGTGAGGTTGTTTTCTAGGATCCACATCATGACCGAGGACCAAGTCTCCCGCAAGGAGTGGCCGGGGGCGGCGACGCATCCGGGCATGGCCATAGCGCTGGCGGTCGTGACCCCCGGCGCCTGTGTGAACGAGAGATTGTAGAGGGTGAAGGAGCCAAGAACTTCTTGAAGGTTACCAGAGACCACGAGAAAGACTAACACCCCTAAGCGGGGATCTGAAGAGGAATCGTCTAGTGCGATCTCGTCCCCCGCCTCTTCCACAAACTCGTCGAAGGTTATCTCCGGGTCTTGTTGCCGCGCCTCCAGGAAAAGTTGGTTCTCGTGTTCGGATTGCTCCATGCCACACAATCGCGCACTGGGGCGAACCGTGTTGAGAGTTACGTCTTCCAAGACTTGTTTCAATATCCCCCGGGCTTCTTTCTCTTGCCCGTGGGCGACATACCTCTGGTCAACAAGCCAAACATCAAGAGTCTCAACGTAAAAAGTATTCAGAGGGGGGATATTCATCTCGGGCTTTTCTTGTCGGTCGTGTCGTCTCCGGGGCGGACACCCCCTACTCGGACGTCTCCGGGGCGAACGTCTCCGGGGCGAACGTCTCCGGGGCGAACGTCTCCTGGGCGGGCTCCTACGGCGAGA